CCTCCAACATCTTCGTCTGCGAACGCAGTTGGGTGACGATTTGCGAGGGGCTGAACGCCTCGTGCCGGACGGCGGCGTCTTGCAGCGCCCGCTCGATGGTGGAATCGCGGAACAGCGTCTCGAAGAAGGACGCCTTCTTTTCCGACTCCTGCAACTTGCCGGCGTAGACCTCTTCGACCTGCTTCTTTTCCAGAAGAAGCTGCTCTTCCTTCGACCGCAGTTGGCCTTGGACCATCTCCAGGTTCGCTTTCAGGGCCTTCCGCTCCTGCTCGGTGAGACTCTGGCTGGCCAGCAAGTCCTGATATTGTTTCTCGGTCTTCTTCAGCGAGTCTTCCAGCTTGCGGCGGTCGGTGGCTACGATCCGGTTGACTTCATCCTGGGTGAACGTCTTGCCGGCGGCGGCAGCGGAAGCGGCCGAAGCGGCGGCATCGGCGGCGGCCTTGTCGGCGGCGGCCTTCGCGGCATCATCTTCACCCTCGAAACACGCGGACCACGGCCGGGACAGGTACAGAGACGTGAACATGCAATTCTTCCTTACACCCGACAGGAATTTCACAGAGCATCCGCCTATTCGGTATCAGCGGCGTCCGACCCGGCAGTGATCGCCGGTGAAAGGGAGCCAGGACACTCGCCTAGCTCATTCGTGACAAATGGAAGGCGTCCGAGTCTCGCAGGAACGGCATCAAGAGCCGCCAGGCGACGGAACTCGGCACCATGTTGATGATGTGCTCGATGGGCAGTTGCGCCCGCTCATAAGTCGTCTTAACCGTGCCGTAGCCCATCGCGCTGATGGCCAGGTTCTCCAGTTCCAGTTCGGGGTCTTTACCGTCCAGCAGGGCGTGGGCAATCTCGTAAGCAGCCACACGAATGGACTCCGGCACCTCCGTATCCGTGCCGCGCGGAAACTCCAAGGGCTGGCTCGCCTCGGCGGCCTGGATCACCGACGGGTCCACGCCGGAGGCGTCGGGGTCCGACGAGCCGCAGACCGTATAAACGCTCGCTTTGACCCCCTTGAAGTTCAGCGCGTCGATGGTCGCTCGGGCGGCGATCAGGGCCTTCTCGTGGTCGGCGTCCGATGCACCGCTCCAGGCCGTCTCGTGCAGGCGCTTCGAGAAGTACCCGTTCGCTTCGTCGAGCGTGCCGTAATAGGCCAAATTCAATGCCATGACGCCACCTCAGCAAGCGATCCACGAATAGTTCTGGTTCGCCGCCCCGCCCACGATGTAGACCTTGTTCAACTGGTCCACGTAGATCGGCGGAGAGACTTGACCGGCCGCGAGGATGAAGCCGTCGCTGGCGTTGGCCGCCGTGGTCCCAATCGAGATGATGCCCGAATTGGCCCCGTTGGCGCGGACGACCACGTACTTGTTGACTTCGCCGCCCACGTCCTGGCCCGGCGCGACAATGGCCACCGAGACCGCCGCGCCGCCGGCCTGGGCGACCGCCACGGCCACTGCATGGCCCGTGCCCGCAAGGTCCACGTCGGTCGCCGCCATCGTCGCCACGGGTTGCCCGGCCAAGGCACCCTTGAACTCCACGGTCCAAGGGCCACCGGCATCGCCGGTGACGCCCACGTTGCCGGTCCCCACGGAGGCAAGCGCCTCCAAAGCGGCTTGAACGTCCGTAGCGGCGGCGTTGTACGCGATGTTCACCGTCGTCTCGGCACCCAGGGAGAGGGTGAAGTGGCCGCCCGTGGCCGCAGTGACGGTCACAGTCTGCTTGGCGTTGGCGGCGGTCAGCTTGCTCGCATCGCCGACCATCGCCACCTGCGGCCGTCCGCCCTGGGCGTTCTTGAAGCTGACGGTCCACGGGCCGCCGGCGCTGCCCGACACGACGACGTTGCCGCTGCCGACCACCGCCTCCAAGGCCGTCTGCACGTCGGCTGCCGCCGCGTTGAAGGCAATCGCGGCCGTCACACCATCGGCCACGGCGAGGGCGAAAGTCCCTGCGCTGGCCGCCACCGTCACGGTTTGTTGGGCGTCCCCGCAGCCCAGCCGCACCACGTCGGTGCCGACCGTGCCGCTGCCGGTGCGAAAACTCGGCTGGGACTCACGAGCAACCTCAACTACGAACATCGGTCATTCTCCCTTGAAGCGGCCTCGGCCGCGTACCGGCGGGACCACAGTGCCTTTGAGATCGGTGTTGCGACTGGCAGCCTTCTCTTCGGACCCGGCGTTGGGATCGGCCGACAGGTCCGGCACTCCCCGCGCCGCCGGGTCGCTGCCGCCCTTGTTGCTCCCATCATTGATGCCCTGACTCTCGGCAATAAGCTTCAGTCGCTCGGCATGGTCCTTGCGGGCGGCCAGGTACTCGTCGTCGTCGAAGCCCAAGGCCACGGAGCCCGTCTTCTCGCCGACCAGTCCCGCCTGAGCGGCCAGGATGATCGTTTGCGGGTCGCCGTTGGTGTAATGGGCGTTGTCGATCTCTTCGTTGACCGCCGCCAGGTCGTCCACGCTGATCTTCCCGCCAAGGAGAGCCTGAACGATCCCCTTCGACAGTTCGCGTTTGACCTTGCGGCCGGGGACCGAATTCATCAGCTTCGTCAAGTCCTGCGCCTCCTTGATCCGGTCGGCGTCCGTCTTGAGCGAATAGCGATCCGGGTACTTGATCGTGGCCACTTCGCGCTTCGAGACGACCCGCTCCTCGTAGGCGGCCCAGTGCTCGCAAAGCTGCCGCTCGGCGCTTTCCAACAAGAGGCCGATGTAGCTCAGGCCCGCTTCAAGCCCCTGGTTGTCCATCGCCTTCGATTCGGCGGAGGCCCGCACCGCCAGGCTCGACACGGCCAGGTTGACCAGTTCGCGGATGTCCCCCTTGAGCCGATCCTGCAATTCCAGGCTTGCCCGCAAGGGTTCGGACGGCGGGGCAATGAAGGCGGGTGGATTCATTCCCTTGTCGTAGCTGCGGCCGTGGGTCGCGCCGACCTGGATGTCCGTTTCGGCCGCGCCCTGGCCGCCTGTGCTGGCCGTACCGTCCGCCGTGGCGGCGTGCTTCAGGTGGGCACCCACCGCCCGCAAGTCTTTCTGCTCGATGTAGAAGGGGAAGTTGCTCCGCAGAGCGTAGCTCACGTCACTGGAACCAAGATTGAGAAGAGCGATCTGATGACCGCATACGTCTTTGATGAGGCTGTTGCCGATGTCCAGCATCACGAACGGAATGCGGGTCAGTTCCAACTCGACGGCCCCGGCCGGGTTCCCTTGCTGATCGACCGGCGAGCCGGTGATGTCATAGAACTGCAAGTTGACCTTGCCGGTGTCCGGGTTGATCCACAGGTAGCGATAGCGTTGCACCTGGACGGTCGGCAGGAAGTAGCTCTGGTCGAACTGCATCACCGTGTCCCGCAGCAAGACCGCCTGGAACTCGGAAGGGGCTTCAGGCTTCGAGCAGGTCCAACTGAGGATGTCTTCGATGTCGTAGCGATAGAGGTAAGGCGCGACGTTGCCGGTGTTGGCCAGTGTCGCGGTCGGCGGAACCCAGGGGGCATCGACAAAGATGCCCACCCGGCCCATGACCAGCAGTTCCGTCAAGACCTTCACCCCGATAAAGGCGTTCATCGTCGAGCCGCGCCGGTCCACGCCGAGATTCAGGCCATTGACGGCGTTCTGGTACGCTTTGCTGCCGCCCCGCCGGGTGATGTCCCTCATCCGCTGGTAGATGGCGTTGCGGATGTCGTTGATGGCCGCGCCGGCGAACCTGGGAACTGGCGTCACTTGCAATCGGGCGTTGAACTCCAACTGGTCTTCCCGCCCGGAGAACTTCTCCAGGTAGATTTGGCGGAACTCGTCGCCGCCATCGTAGGTCAAGCGCCACTTGCGCCAGTCGGTCATCCCGCTCAAGTAGCCGGGATGGCGTGAATCGACCAGATTGATGACCGCACTGTCAGGCATGACTGGTCTTTCTCACGTCACTTTTCCGATGTTCTCGCCGCCGGAAGAAATGGGTGCCAACGCCAGGCCGATGTCGGCGTAGCACAGCGAATGGGCAAAGTGGTCGGCCCCCGTGTTCACGTACTCGGCGGCCAGGTTGCCCATGTCATCCTTCTTATAGGTGCGCACCAGGTTTTTTGTGTGGTCGCGGTAGGTCATCGAAATGTCCCGCGGCAATAGGATGCGAGGCGGATTGCTCTTGAAGCGACCGAGAGTACACGAGAGCCAGTTCGTCCTATCCACCGTGGCGAAGGGGGCACCCGTTTCCTCTTCACTCAAGGTCACTTCCTTGGCAGTCCGCCCTCGCCGGTATCGCGTCAGCCAGACGTAGCCGTGGAACTTCTTGGCGAAGCGACGGGCATCGTTGGTAAACGGGTCCGCGTCCACCACGCAGGCCAACACCTGCCACTCCCGCATCAACTCATCCAGGTAGCCCCATTCCTCGCCGGAGAACTTGCCGAACCACAGTAGCTTTCCGATGGCCGCCGCATTGATGTCGGTTCCCGGATGCCGGTCGAAAAGCCATTCGACGACCGAAATGTAGCCCGTCTTTCCCTGGTCCACTCCCATCGTTATCAGGCGGCTACCGCCGATCTGCGGCCGGGGATCGTTGATCGAGTGCGACTTGATGCAGTTCTCGATCATCTCGTCCGTGACCTGGGCACCCTCGCCGATGAACGGCACGCCCAGCTTGCTGCAATGGAACTCCGTGTTCGCCGCCTCGTCGCCCAGCCCGCGATGGTAGGCGATCACCAGTTCGCCCGGCGTCACCGTGGACGAGTAAAGCTGATTGATGTAAAAGCCCCGCGACTCCTCGGCCGAGACGTTCGGCTCCGTCGCCTGCCACTTGCCGCCGGCCAGGAACTCCGGCTTTGCCTCCTGCTCCAGCCTGTGCTTGCACTCGCGGCACTTGAGGAACGATTCCTTGCAGCGCGGGTCGTTGACCGATTCGCCGATGATCTCCACGCAGTCCGGCCAGACCAACTCTGTCCATCGGCCGCAGTGCGGACACTGAAAACAAAAGTGTTCCTGGGTGCTGGTGAGGTAGAGTTTGTGGATGCCGTACTTGGGCACGGTCGGCGTCGAGATCGCCAGGATGTGCTTCTCGATCTGCCCCGAGAGCCGCTCCAGCGCCAGCCACACCGAATGCGTGTCCATTTCGTCCATCTCGTCCAAGACAAGCTCGGACACCGGGATGGACTTCAGGTTGCTGTCGCCGCGACTCCCGCGAATATAGAGGACGTTCGTGCCGGTCGATTTCAGCCCTACGGTGTTCGTATCGACAAACAGGTCTTTCAGGTAGGGGCTGAGCTTCAACGCCGTGGCGAAGCGGGCCTTGGAAAAGTCGCCCGCGTTCACCGCCGTGGGCAGCACGTAGAGCACGTCCCGCTTCAATTGGTCAAGCGTGAAGAAGGCCCGATTGATCCCAGTTTCGGTCACGCCCAACTGGGCCGCTTTCATGGCGACCGTCCAGGCCGCCTGACTGTCGTGAATCTCGCGGCACCACGGATGCCGCGCGAAACTGTAGGGACCGTTGAAGGGTGCCCCCATCACCCGTCGATGTTCGGCCCACCTGCTGCAACACGTAAGGATGCGGTCCCGCATCCGTTCCAGCATCGGTTTCAAGACTTCCTTGAACAGCGCCTTGCGCTCGTCGCCTGGGGATCGGCGCATCATGGTGTCGCATCATGGTGGTCTATGAGGTTGCCGCCAGGTCCGCGTAGGTCAGTGCTTGCACCCCAGCCGTTGCGGATGATTGCCAGGACTTCATTGGCGTCATTCGTGCGGAGCGGTTCTCTACCGCACAGATAGAAGATGTACGTCGGCGTGGCCGTGATGTCGTACTTCCGCACCATCTCGGGGTTCTCGTCCACGTCATAGACACGCACATCGACGCCGGCCGCCTCGATCTGCGCCACCAGCGGCTTTTGCGCCTTGCACGGGCCGCACCAGGACGCCGTGAAGACGAGCATCACGGGGCGCTTGCAAGGGTTGCCCTTGGGCGGCGTCAATGGCTGCGGTTGCTCGCAACCGGCAGCCAACACGAGCAGGACCATAGCGGCAAGAGACAATCGTTGGTGCAGCATCAGGTTTCTCCGATTCTCGGGTGGCTCGCGGAATGGTCCGGGAGCCACCGGAGAATCAGCCCCACGTATGACCGCAGGGCTGATGGTTCTCAAGAGGCTATCGAGGTTACGACTTGGCGGGCGGGGCAGAGGGTGCCGGAGCAGAGGGTGCCGACGCGGCGGCTGCGGCAGCAGCAGCAGGTGCCGGCGCGACGGGTGCCGGAGCAGAGCCCTCAATCTCGGCGATCTTCGCCTTAATCAGGGCCAGGCCCTCGGGAGTCGCCAGCTTCTTCGCCAGGACGTTCTCGTAAGTCGCTTCCAATTCCTTCTCGATAGCATCGCTGCCGGCCTCCACCAGCTTGGCGAGATCGTGAATCTTCTCCACCATGTCCTGGACATCGCCCACGGCAAAGTCTTCCAGGAGGGCGGGAATCCACTTGAGGCCAGCGGCCCGCAACTTGCCGGCCAACACCTGGGCGGCGCGCTTCTTCTCCATCAGCTTGGCATTCTGGCCGAAGAGCCACTTGCCGACTTCACGGCCAACGAGCACGGCGACCACGACTGCGAGAATCCAGATCACGACGATGGGGTTCATTGTTCTTCTCCGGTGTGGGATTGGCTGAACGGCAGCCAGGAATAGTCAGGAACGAGACTCGAACGCGAAACGGCGCTCACTTCACGGGCGGATTCATCTTCTGGTAGAGGGCCTTGCCGTAGGTGCAGGCAACGCCGACAACCAGACCGCCAAAGCAGCACAACGGCAGCAACGCCCACGGGACCGGAGCCTCGGCCGGCTGATTGTCGATGTTCGGTGTGCCGCCGTCGTCAATCGGCTGCGGCTCGGGATCGGGTTGAGGCTGCGGCTGGGGCTGTGGATTCGGGCAGGGGCCAGGGCACCGGCGCTCCATTTCTCGTCGCCACGGCAGGATAGGTCGAATCCCCTGAGCGGTGTTGACCGCGCCGGCCAGCGCCCCGTTCAGGCCGGCCGCCGTCATGGGCAGGTTCTTTCCGGCGGCCTCATAGACCACGGTGCCGTCCGCCTTCTGCATCCGCACGGTCGGCAGGCCCTTCACGTTGGGAGCATAGCGCTCCTGATAGATGGCAGTGTCGCTCGTGACCGGGCAGAAATGCACCTGGTCCTTCAGCTTCTTCAGGCTGGCGTTGGTGTCGAACCAGCCCACGATCTCGTTGTAGCGGGCATCGGTCGCGTTGCCGACGACGCTCACGTACCACTTGCATTGGTCTTGCGGCAGGTTCACGACCCGCTCCTCGGCCAGGACACCGTTGACGGTATCGCCGAGGCAGGGCACGACCGCCGCGAACACGGCGAGCAGGCACAGCACACTCAGGAGCAGCTTGTTCATGTTCTTCCTCTCGTGTTTGTTAAAAGTGACCGCTATTGTGGAAGCGGAGCCGCCGGAGCGTAGATCGGCGTCACGGCCCAACCGTAGCTCGCCTTCCACTCAGCGATCAGCGTCTCTCGCGGAACCCAGATGATTTTCTCGACGCGATTGTTGTCCAAGATGCCGGCCCAGGTGGCGTCGAGATGAACCAGGGCGACCATGTGGGCACCGCCCATGATCGTGATGCCGCAGCCCCTTCGCGTCTTGCAGGTCCATTCCAAAAACCGCACGTCGCCGCTGGTCACGTAGGCGTAACGGACGTTGGCTTGGTCGAACTTTGCCGCCAGGTCTTCCGGGTACTCGCCATCGCCCTGGGTCCGCCGCCAATTGTCCGCCGTCCTGTAGCGGCCCTGCCAACGCAGCAGGGAGATCATCGTGGCGTGGACGCACGAACCTTGCCCTTGCCTGCCGATCCAGTTGCTCTGCCGGTCGGCCCGTGGCACGTTGACCGTGGGCATCTCTCGCCTGATCGGCTGGCTCGCCAACGGCGCTTCGCATCCGACGCAAGCTGCAAGCAGGACGAGAACTGCCAGGAAACGATTCATTTGAGCCTCCGCGGGCACAACAAGACCTCGTGGAATCGCAGGTGCCTCACCAGATGGTTGGGATTCCAACGGGCCGCGTTGGCGGTTGGCACGATGCCGATGTTCGCATAGGCGGCAGCCACCCATTCACTGCAAAAGATCGAGTGCAGGTTCGCCGGGTGGAATAGTGACTCGACCCACGACAGGCCGACGCCGGCCGAACGGAACGCCCCCATTGCGTCGTAGGGCGTGTGGATCGTCGCCATCAGGAAATCAGTCAGCCGTCTGTCCTCGTAGTCATAGAGCAGCCGATAGAGCGGATAGTGCCACGCTTTGCCGTCGTACACCCGCAAGATGTCGTCCAACAGGTGGGCCTGCGTGCCGGTGAAATTCTCGTGGCTAATCTCGCAGGGCATGTTCTCCAGCGACGTGCTCTCGAAGATCAACAGCCGGCCGTCCGCCGCATGGGCCATCACGCCAACATGGCTGATTCCCCACAGCGGAATCCCGTAGGTGGCAATGTTGATCGCGGCGCTCAGCCAGCTACGTCCGCTGAATCCGATGATGTCGCCGGCCTTGATTTCGACTTCTCCGGGCACCGCGGCATTTTGCGTCGGTATCAGCATCGCAACTCTCTCGGCTCGATTGAGCCATCGTGTGAATGTTGGCAGGCCGTCGTCTGTCGCAGCGCTCTTGATCGTCCGCCCAACAGTCCTCACAGCGAGACTCACCGGGATAGATCACCGGCTTGCCGCAGGCGCACCAGACGAGATTCATTCACGGCCCGCGAGTTCGGGAGTGCCGTTGTCGATTTCCTCGATGATCCGCACCATGTCGCCGAGCAGGGCTTCGACAACCGACTCGTAATTCGGGATGCCCGTCAACCGCTCCACGATTGCCTGACCAAGTTGTTGGCCCAGCCGCCGTAACGCCGACTTGGCGAGAAGATTGCCCATGCTCTGGTCCAAGGTGTGGCACGTCTTCAAGAGGCGCTCCACCTTCACCACGTATTCGCTGACCTTCGAGTAGGCGTTGATCTTCTCCACGTCGCTCTGGGCGTCGGCCAGCGTCTTTTGGATTATCATGCGCAGCAGAGCGATCTCCTCCCGCAGCGACTTTAGCTCATCGTCGTCGGCATATTTCGCCAACAGCCCTTGGTCCTCAGCGCTGGCCAGCATGTACTTCCGCATCCGCCGGGCTGGGCCTCGGTCCACCCCATGATGGCACAGGCAGAACTCGGAGCCGTCCACCGCAAGGTTGAGACACTGCCCATTGGCGGTGCTGCCCTTGCAGCGGCGGGGGTCGGCCAGATCGGTGACGCTGGGCATCGCGCGTATCTCCTCACCATAAAGAAGAGCGCAAAACCGCCTTTATTTTCAGAGCAGTTTCAGATTTCCCACGCCACCCCTAAAACCAGCCCGACACAGGGCTTTCGTTGTAAGAAACACATGAGACGCTTCATCATCTATCACCGGCGCGAAGGAGACCGCTGGCGGCAATTGCAGCCAGGGATCGACGCCAGAGCGTGTAAACGCTGCCGTCCGAACCGCAATCCGCTACATGCGTGACAGCCCCGCTGTAGGTGGAATCGTGCTCCGGCTGGACGGCGACGACTTCCTCTTGATCGCCGCCGAGCCGGGCGATTGCTACGAATTCACCTTCCCCGAGGACTGACGATGCACTTCCACCGCGAGAAGCCCCCGGCCGCCCTGCCGGTAGGCCCCAAGCCGAAGCTGGACATGGTGCAATTGCCCATCTTCCGGGTCCACTACCGAAAGCTGGAAGACTATCTCTGCCGTATCTTCCGCTTCGACGGCTTCGACTTCCTGCGGGCGTCCGGGGCGGTCCCTGGGCTGGTCCCTGAATACCAGATCGGCCCGGACCTTCCACCGTCCGGTGACGCCGCAGGCCGCGCAGAGAGTGTTCGCAACGGCAAGCGCACTCAAGATGTGCCGCTGATGCTCACGGTGCTGTGCCGCGACGGTTATATCCCGGCGGGCAAGTACCTCATCGACACCCGGCCGGAGACGCCGCCGATAGAGACCTACAAGGCCCTGCTCCGGCAGACTGGGACGCCGGAATCGAACGAGTGCCGCGATTTCCGCGCGGCCTACCGGCACGATAAGGCGTTCACCCGGCTGGCGGCTGAGATCGACACGCTGGCGCTTAGCGCGCTGCGATCCCAGGGGAAGAGATGAGCCGACAGTCGGCACGACAGAATACTTGCCCCGGTCGTGTTGAAGAGTGCGCGAGAACGAGGCGGCCGATTGCTACTTCTTCTTCTTTGGCGCGGGTTTCTTCTTCGTGGCTTCCGCCTTCATTTGCGCGACTACGCCGCGAGTTTCGGCAAGCAGGGCCGATAACGCCTCGTGCCAAACCTGCGCGTCAACAAGCCGCAACGGGGCCGTCGGTGTGACAGCGGGGAACGTGATGCGGATTTCACTGCCCCGATTGTGGCGGTAGGGACCAATCTCGGCCTGAATCACGTGGGCCTGGTTCGCGCCGCTCGTGAAGGGCCGTGCGGTCAGACGCAGCCCCCAATCGAAGGTTTCACGTTGGATCATGGTCGTTCTCTCCCATTCTAACTCGTGCGGACAAGTAAATATGCCTCAAGTTTGGCACAAGTCAAGCACGCTTCCAGTAGATGGGGTCAAAGAGCCGCGTCAAGAGCCGGCAGGCATAGATCGCGGCGTCCCGATTAGGCCGGTAATCCACCCAGTCCGGCGGCGCGGATGCCGGGCACCACAGATAAGGCGGCGGATCGGCCGCTGTCCAAGTCATGCCGAGGGCCTGGGCGGATGGCCAAGGAATCCCTTGCCGAGATAGCGTTCGATCAGTTGTTGGACGATGCCCAGCGAAAACGGGCGCTTCCGCTCACGGGTCGTGAAGCCTTGGCCGTTGAGCCAATCGACGATCTGTTGCAGCGTCTCGCCCGCCTCGCGGCGGCGCTTGATCTCCGGCACCAGAAATTGGCAGTAATGCCGCCGCGCCTCCTCCGCCCGAGCGGCCCGTGCTGCCGGCAGACCCTTGGCTTGTCCCCGCTTGCGGGCCTCGGCCCGCTTCGGCTCGTCCCAAAACCCTGGCCGGTTCGAGCCGAGCAAAGTGCCACGGGCCTTGGCGCTCTGCAAGGCGGCCTTCGTTCGAGCGGCGATCTGTTCCACCTCATGCTGCGCGATCAGCGCCAGGAAGCCGATAGTCAACGGAGTGGCATGTTCGTTATCGCAGCAGACAAAGGGCAAGCCCGATTTCTGCAAAGCCAGGGTGAAGGCAGCGTTGCGGGCCAATCGGTCCAGCTTGGCCACGACCAGCGTGGCGTTGGACAACTGGGCGTGATGGATCGCTGCGTGCAGTTTGGGGCGGTCGGCCATCTTCCCCGTTTCGACTTCGACGAACTCCGCGACGATCGGGCCGTTGTTGCGCCCGGCCAGGGCGTTCACGTCACGTTGTTGCGCCTCCAGTCCCAAGCCGCTCTCTCCCTGCCGCCTGGTGCTCACACGGTAGTACGCAACGTATTTCTTCGGGGGTTCAATCAAGGTGCTCATCATAGTCTCCGGGGTATTCGTTGTACTTCACGTTGCGAGTGGATCGCGGCGTCAATCGTCGCTCTCGTCCTCGATCATCGCACCACCGCAGGCACAGGTCGGACAACCAGCCTCGTCGAGCCATTTGCGGGTCATGCGGACGACGCACCCACACTCCTTGCAAACCACCTTCAACATGCGCGTCGATTGCTTGGGGGGCGCGTTGGAGCGCTTTAGCTCCGCGTGCGGATAGGGACCGACCTCCGCCGCCAGCAGTTCCAGCTTCCTCCGCAACTCCTCCCCAGCGGTCGTGGCCGTCATCTTGCCTTCCAGGCCCATCCGCTTCGCGCACTTGGGGAAGTTACCCTTGTGCCCGTCCTCCAGGCCGACTGCACAGTGGGTCAACTCATGGACCAGCACGGCGGCAACCTCGATGGGGTCTTTAAGGACAGGGCTGATGAAGACCTCGAACGAGTTGTCGCCGCTGTTCTTCGCCGACCAGGCTTCGCCGATGCGCCTCTTCTTCTGGGCCAGGCCACTCTTGCTCGGCCAGGAACACGAGGCCCTGATTTTCTCGGGCAACTCGAAACCCACCTCGATGAAGGCAGGCCGCAGCTTGTTCAGGCACTCGGACAGCCAGGCTTCTCGATTCACGGTTGCATCTCCAGGGTGCGACTCTCTACTTACTATATCTCGAAATTGGCGTATGTCAAGGCGCGGGCACGGATGTGTGCCAAGTCGCGGCGTACTCGTTCAGGATCGTTCGGCGGATACGTTGGATCGCTTGCGGCCGAAGATGGGCGGGAAACAAGCCATGCCGCAAGGCATCGTGCTTCGAGATGCCGTAGTAGACCGCCTTGATGCCGGCCGCCGCCGCCACAGTCAACTCCGCAAGGCTCGGCTCGCAGAAGAAGTACAGGGTAACACCATCGAGGTTCTTCGCTTCTCGCAGGTCGGTCCCTTGAAAGACCGCCCTTCCGTCACGCCCGGCGATCACGTAGTTCGACTTCAATGCCTTGGCGTGTTTGGTGGCGCAAGTCAGGAAGTTGAGCGGAGTCATTCGATGGGCCTCGTGGGTATCGCCGTTGCGTATAAACGGCGCAGATACCAACCAAAGCCCTGGAACGTGGCCGTTTTGGAGTAGAATCCGGCCTGGGACGCGCGAAGGATACGACGCCGCCTCAAGGTTGATGCAAACCGAGACAGACAACCAGGAGGAGGGGCAATGTCGTGCGAGGCAATCGAAAGCGCGACGCCGGGGCAAGCGGCTGCTATTTCATCCGTGGTCGCGGCAAAGGAGGGGCACTGACTCCGCAGCGCGCATAAACGCGATGTCCGACGCCGGGGCCGCCGCCTACTTGACGCCGGTTGCCAAGATGGTCAGCCGCAATGACGCCAAGGCCGGCAACGGCAAGAATCCAAGCGTCGAGAAGGTCCGCTCCAAGGTCGCTGGCATCACAGTGCTATGGCGGGGGCACATCGCGTAATTCAATTGTGCCGTCGTCATTTGCGGTCGCTATGCGTTGGCCGTCAGCCGAGAAAGCCAGTCTCAAGACAGCGGCCGAAGGCGAAAATGCTAACAGCGTTTTTCCGGTAAGTGTCTCATGGACGCGAACGATAGAGGAGTATTGCGCGTACCAAGACCACTCGTCGATGCCGGGCCAATCGTCCGGGCTACGCGATTTCGTTATCACAGCGGCGTAGCGAGTGCCATCGGCGCTGAAGGCGATGCTGCTCAGGTTGTGGCGAGGGAAGTCCCTTGCCGCAACCAGCTTCAGTGTTTGCCGGTCGAAAATGTGCGAGCCAATGTGGAAATACTTGCCGCCGGGAACCAACCCGAAGTCCCCATTGGGCTGGCGATCTATCTTCGCCTCGTCTGAGTTCCGCGATGCCAACGTAGCCGTATCAATCCATTCGCCTTTCAGAGGCCCCCAGGTTCCTTTGCCCGCACCGTGAATGACAAAGAGGTGCCTTCCATCCTCCGTCAACTCCCCTCGGCCGTTCAACAGCGAATTCTGCGAGTCGATGTCGATTGGTCCGTCCTTAAGGACCTGGCCGGTTCGATAGTTGAAACGCCACCAGTGGTCTCGTGCGCCGGTGCCGCTCTCGATAAAGTAACCTGTACACAAAGCCTCTTGATCGCCTAGCCAGTACACCCGTCTGACACCGGCCGCCTTGTGCTCAGTTATTGCGAAGTGATCCCAAGTCACGGGCAACTTCACTTCACACAGCGCCTTTCCGGTATCCACGTCGATAACCTGAATGGGCTCCTTCGGATCGCGGGTAAGCGGACAGAGAACATAACGGCCATCCGTAGGACGAACACTGGCCGCAAGCCGGCCGGCCGGCAATGGATTTCGCCGGAGCATCTTCAAGGTAGCAGCATCCCACGTACAAACAGTGTCCTCGCCGATGCTCCGCAGTGCTTTGCCATCGGGAAGAAATCGCAGATCAATCGGGTAATGGCCGTGCCCTTCATAGGGCATCACCTCTTCACCGGTCTCCGCGCGGAACAATCGCGGTGTCGGGCGTCTTCCCTGACTTGCTACAAGCCACTTCCCATCGGGCGAATAGACGAGCGCCGAAACGCGCTCATCACGCCGACTGTGACAGGGAAAATGAAACTCTCGTATCGTTTTCAAGTCAGGCAAACTATAGATTCCCAGTCGCACATCGCCAGATGCGATTGCGGCTTGCCCGCCGTCGGGAGAAACCGCCAACTTTAGGGTATTGTCCCACACGCTAGGAAACCGAGTCTCGGCCGCCACTTGGCCGCCAGCGGTCGCGCGCAATACCTGGAGTTGTACGAGGTGCTCCGCAGAGTACTTCTTGCTGGCCGTCACGCGATACTTTCCATCGGGCGTCAGCAGTGACTCTGTTGTGTGGTATCGCGGGTCTGCGACCTTCTTTCCAGGCCCTCCGGGCTGCTCGACCACAACCCCGGTGCGCCACTCGAAGCGGTGCTCGGTCAGATCGTTGCCGTCCGCCGAGGTAGCGGAAAGGAACTTGCCGTCAGGCGAAAAGCTAAGCCGACAGATTTGCCCTTCCTGCTCAATCGCGTGAAGGCACGTCCAATCGTCCGTATTCCAGATGCGAATATCGCCCCATTCGCCTCCGGTGGCCAGGAACTTGCCGTCATCAGTAAAGGCGACGGACAGGGCTCCGCGTGGGTGATAGATTCGGGGCTGGGAACGCAGAGACTTGGTCTGCCCCCGCTGTGCCAGGGCGACCAGTTCGAGGTTGTCTTCCACGTGGGCCGAATCCAACGCCAGTTGCAACTCGGCCTTCCAATGCCCCTTTGCTACGTCGCGCAGCTTCATAAGCCGATTGCCGTACCGCTCAAGCAGAAGTTGTTCGTCGATGGCAACTGCCAGCCAGGCCAGCGCATGGTTTACGGAATCGTCGTCGGCCTCGTTTCGATACCTCGATTCCAACGGGTGTTTCGGGGCAGGTGGTTCTGCTGGTTGCGACTTCACATAGTCTAACTCTTTTTCGAGCAGCCGGGACAAGGGGCCTCCAGACGAACCGCCGCCCAGCCGCCCGAGAAGTCGAATGAGATTGCGCAGTTTGCGAAACTCGCCCCACGCCGGCTCAGCCTGACGGAGCATTTCCCGTTCGATGGCTGCCGCAAGCTCCTCTCGCGCTGCGTCCTTCTGGCGTGTTATCGCTCGAACCGCAAGGTTCACGCAGCCCATTCTCTCCGAACCGAGAAAGTCGATTGCTTCTTCCACGCTGCCGCGAAAGACCACCTCACGGCCTCGCAACCTCTTGCCTCGCTCTACGGTATCGACTATCGGGTAAAGGTCACGACGTTTCAGGGCGGCTGCCACGTCGGCCTCGCACGCAATCGGCAGGCGTGTATCAACGCGATAGACCCGTTTATGCAAGAAGTCCTTCTCAATGCGAAGGAAGTACAACATGGGCTCGGGGCGAAGCTCAGCAACCTTACCCGAGAATCTGATATGGTCAATTATCTCCATCGTGCTCTTCTCGCCCGCCTTCGGTTCTGAACCGCGCAGCAGGCGCACGACCTCGATCGTATGCTTGTGGTCGTCGGCAGCCTCTATGGCAGTCTCCTTGCCGACGAAAATGGAGTCGGCCGCCAGCGTGTGGTAATCAAGCCGTGCCGCCGACATCGCCATTTGCGATTTCTCTTCCTTAACATCGACGTGGTACTTCATGTCGTAATCTGTCGGGCCGCCATACGCTTGTGGAACCAGCGCGAAGATTTGCCGTTCGGGTCCCGGAATGTAGAAGTACTCGTGCAAATGCAGGGTCTTCTCAGGTGTGCCGCCGTACAGAACCTTCTCCACCTTCAGTTCATAGACCAATTCGCGCGGTTCATTTTTCTCGGCGGGACGTTTCGCCGTGCCAAGCACGACAAGCTTGATCGGGCCAAGATTATGCTCGGGAGGGCTGTTAATCAGGCGTTGTGACTCATCCACTTCGAGGGCCGGACAAGTAACGCGCACCTGCTCGGACTCTTGAGCCGGCGGACTTTCAGCCGACAAGGCCGCCGTGAGGGCATGGCCGGCCACACTGACGAGCACCACCGCCGACGCGGAGGCCACCAAATAGCGGGATAGCATGACGGGATTCCCCAGCCTTTATTCGCTCGGGCTGCGGTCGGGCCGGGTATGGCGGCACGCATAAGCACGCATGAAAGAGTGGCTCGGCCAGCCTTGAGCATGTCCGCTTCTACGATACCCCTGACGGTGGATACTGTCCAGTAGCTCGGCCAGCCACGGAGGCAATCATCGTTGCTGCTGGAACTGGCTGTCTACTGGCTGCCTTGAGACGAGAACGCTTAACCAGCCCGCCCATGCTGGTTGTGATTCTGTGGTGGGGTGCCTTGGACGAACTTGGACGAGGGCGAGAATCAGGCGTCGGATGGCCGGCGCGATGGACGCGGCACCGCGGCGGAAAAGTTCTACTGGCGTGCAGTTCTCCCGAAGCACGCTGTTTGAGCTTGCAGGTCGCTACGCCCAGGGGGTTTCCGCCGATCGCCGATGACGTTATCGGTGCCCAGGCCACAGTTTGCCGCCTCGGCGGGCGCTAATAGCTGTAGCCATACTTCCTGCGAAACGCCGAGGTCTGTCGCTTGATGGCCAGGTTGACCGCCACCTGATTCGAGTTCGTCGCCCCGGCGACCGCGCACTTCCACTGGTTGACGATGTGCCGGGTCACGCCCCAATAATGGCTCACAACCAACTCCTGCTCCTCGCACACGGCGCGAACCAGATCGCCGGTGAGGACAGGGAGCAAACCCGTGCGTGTCCCCTTGTTGTACGTGTACCCAGGCCAAGAGATCGGCGCGTCGGTGAACCCGTCCACCCTCACGTCGCCCCGGTACTCGTCGTGCAGGATAACGCCGATATTGACGGTTGGCGGATGATAAGGCCCGGCCCGCCACCGATATTGCAGCGGCGAGGGATATTTCTTCGCCTTGTTTACTGCTTTGCGCGCCATTTTCTCATGCCGTGACTTTCACCTTGCGGGTGTTGTTGCCGAGGAAGTCGTCGCCCAGGTAGCGTTTGACGATTCGCCACACCGCCACGTCCGTGAACGGCTTGCCGGCCGTCGTCAGGTGGTCGGTCTCGTTGAGCCACTGGGCGATCTCGGCCATCGTTTCGCCGCGCTCGCGGCGGGCCTTGATCTCCGGCATGAGGAATTGATACGCCTCCGCGGCGCGCTGTTTCCGCTTGGCGATGGACCCCGCCACGGCCTGCCTCCAGCCACGCTTGTCCTCTCGCCCTTTCCAGTGGCCCTCTCGCTGGGAGCCGAGCTTGACTCCCTTGGCCTTGAGGGCAGCCATCGCGTCACGGGTCCGCTGGCGGGCTTGCTGCGATTCGTCCTGGGCCAGATTGGCGAGGATATGGATGGTCCGCTCATTGGCGTTGGGCATGTCGCAGCAAACAAAGTTGACTCCGCTCCGTTGCAAGGCTACAGTAAAGGCCACGCTGCGGGAGAGCCGACCGATGTCGGCGATCACGAGCACCGCCCCATGTTTAAGGGCCGCCTCGATGGCTTTGTGCAGAACGGGCCAACCTTCCTCCTTGCCGTTCGTCTCCACGAAGCTGGCGACGATCTTCCCTGGGTTCAACTCGGCGTACTGGCGGACGGCAGCCTCCTGGGTGGCCCGGTCGAGTCGCTTCCCCAGGCGAACGTAGGAAATGTACTTTGACACTAATGATTCTCCGGTTTGGACTATCTCCAGACTACTTGATCCTACACCAAAATCATGGTATGTCAAATTGGCCCCGGTAGCATCGGGCCGATATTCGTGGTAGACTTCAGAATTATTAGGAACGACAGGATTGCGAAAATGAGCACACCCTCCATTCCGCCCGTTTCGCTACAATCGGAAATGCTGCGGCTCTTCCAGGCGGGCGCTGCCAGCTACCAGCCGGACGGCACGTCGGACGGCCTGGCGGCCGAGACTGGCGAGCCGAAGGTCGCTCTGGACAACCTGCATCGGCTGCTGGCCAATGGCCGCATGATCCTCACCGTCTTCACCCGCCCCACGGGCACGCTCTTTCTGTTCTCCAACGGCGAGCAGTACTACACGCCGGCGCTCCGCCTCGGCCGGGAAGGACGCCAGACTGAGGGCTTGGCCGAGATCGCCGCCGAGGCCGGCTACGGCGACCTGGAGGACTTGCTCGACTTCTACAGTACCTTTCCGGCCGACTACGAGGGGCAATTGCCGAATCTCTGCGACGCCGACAAAGACCGGACGCCCGACCTGCAAGCTGCCCCGAAAACGCAGGCGAAGACGCCTTGAATCGGCGAGTTACTCGGCGTTAAGGCGTTTTTTCGTCATAGGTCGTTGGCATCTTGCAGGTTGCGGCGAAAAAAGGCCGAGTTACTCACTCGGCCGGCGCATATAGGTCTACAGTGCGCTATGTGGTGTATAGAAAATCTATACCACTACGTCGCTTCTGTAGGATAATATGCGCGGAGAGTAACTCAGAGTAACTCTCCTGCCTCGATCTCTCCTTCGTACTCGCAACCTGGCTCGCTGCCAGTCTTTGAGTGCCCTCACTTTCCTGCCTGCGTTTTTGCCTCCTGTGGGGAGTGAGTAATTCTGACCGCCGCCGACCGCCGAAAACTTGCGTCGAAGGAGCGGCCAGTCGCGCCGGTTTCGCCGGTCGAACTGGTCACGACGATTTTGACCCCACCCGGCCCCTGCCATCCGGCACAAGTCACACAATCTGCACAACCTGCCCGCTGCAATCGCCACAACCGATGCAATCGCAACTACTTAGGTTGTGGTTTACGTGGGATAAGCAGTATCTAAGCTGCCGATTCTGCCGAGACTGCGGCGCGATTCTAAGCATCTTGCGGGGCTTGGCGGCTCTGCCGATCATGCCGGCCGTGCCGAATTGGGCGCGCACGGTTGGCGCGCGGGTAAGGGCGCGCCTAGACGCGCGCAACTCGCGGCGGACGGCTTCTTAGGCCACTTTTTGATCGACACAAGTCTTGGGGAGCAAGCAACCATGAAGAATTACGCCCCACAACTCACCCGCCGCTGTTCCGCAGCGAGGATCGGCCGCCGGACCCCCGAGCCGCCCAACTCCAACAACGGTTCAGGCTGGTGGCCGACCTGTTTAGGGAGGCCCTGTTTTCTCGTCAATGCATAATGGGAGCAACCAACACAACTCAGGAGCAAGCAACAATGAGAACTGCTTCCACCCTTCCCGAAACTGGGCACTACGCCCCCGAAGAGCTGGACGCCTCCGGCTTCTTCGCCCCGGAGACCAAACATTTTAGGACGTGACCAAGATTCGGACCCTCCGCCACTACACCATCTAGGAGCAATCAAGCATGAGTACCCTTCGTGAAGTCGCCCTACGCAAGGACGGCCACACCTATCTGTTCCGCGCCGACGGCGAGAGCCACAGGGCTCTGTTGGCCGTCCTATGGCGATTCGCAACGAACCCCGAACTGAACTTCTCCTGGCGCGATGCGGCGGCAGTGTGTAAGAAGTTCCGGCAACTGAGCGCCAACCGTACCTCCGCCGTATCGGCTCCCGCAACGGACCGCCTTCGGAAGTGAGCGACTGTATTCATTCCACCATCCACAAACCACGAGGCCGGGGGACGCATCCTGCGTCCCCGGCAACTAACCGAAAGGAGAATACCATGCCCCAAGGCTATGACCCGGACGAACTGTTCCAGCGTGTGAAGGACGCGCTCGAAGAGATGGACCAGGACTTCGCGGTGGAATCCGATGGGCGATGCCTGCGGATGATGGTGAACGAGAGGAACGGCTATTTCCCGTGCCTCCTGGTCGTGTGGCCGGATGATCCGCACATCGCCGTCTACACCCAGCTCCAGTGCCGCGTGCCGGAGGAAAAGCGGCTGGAAATGGCCGACTTCCTCAACAGGGCCAACATGAGCGGCTGGGACGGGACTTTCGGGATGGACGCGGATAGCGGCAGCGTCCGCTACCGGACCAGCCTGAACCTTGCCGATGGCGTCCTCACCACACACATGCTCGCCGCGCTGCTGTACGGGAACGCCAACGCCATTAACAGCTTCCTGCCAGCGCTAATGAGCGTCATCTGGAACGATGTTTCTCCCGAGGACGCCATCGGCTTTCGCCAAGATGCGGACGAAGAGGCGGCCTAGCGGGAGAAAACCGCATAGGCCGGGTCGCCTATGGCGGGAAAAACGTCAGCGATTCCTGCCATCAACCCACTGGCGGGCTGCTCCCGCAGCCGCGTTCCTTGGGGCGTCCGCTTCGGAGGGCCCGACAACTGCCGATCGTACAAGGACCTCCGTCGTTTTTCCTGTTACTGTTTTTTGTCGAGGATGCGTTCCATGAAAGACACTCACCACACTCAAAAGACCTACCTTGCGCTCGGCGACTCGATGTCGATTGATGAGTACACTGGCGTCCGGGGCGGCGGGGCCGTGGCCCAGTTCTACCGCCGGCTCCAAGGCCGCCAGGACGGCCCCTGGCGGTTGATCGACCGCACCACGGACGGCCACCGCATGGCCGACATCGACTTCCGAGGGCCGGCCGACTTGATTACCATGACCATTGGCGGCAACGACCTGGTGCAGCACATCGCCGACGACCCGGCCGAGTTCGTTCCCCTCTTTGACGACGCCTACCGCGACCTGGCGGCGGCCATCCGCAAGGCCCACCCGCAGGCCACCATCATCGTCGGCAACGTCTACCAGCCCCAGGGCGGCCTCCCCAGGCCCCTCCGCGCCGCCCTGGACAAGTGCAACTGGGCCATCGCCCGTTGGGCCCATGTCGAGGGCTTCCACCTGGCGGACATCCACGGGGCCTTCCTGGGGCATGAGGCGGACTATTTGTGCCTGGGGATCGAGCCCTCGCTGGCCGGCGCTACGGTAATCGCCGGACTGTTCGAGAAGGCTTGGGCGACCCATGACCTGCCGGAGATGGTCCGAAAAGCAATGGCAATCCAACGATTAGGGGGGGAAACTGTTGCAGAGCGGGGAGGGAACCCATAAAATGAGCCGCCGGCTGTTTCGATTGTGCCCGAGGGTGACCACCTGGCCAAGATGCCCGAAGCCGATCGACCGGGGTTGGTCATTTCGTGGTCGTGACCGATGGCCAGGAGAATGCGAGCAAAGAGTTCTCCAAAGCGCGGGTCAAGAAGATGATCCAGCGGCAGCAGACGGAGTACAACTGGCAATTCACGTTTCTCGGGGCCGACCAGGACGCCTTTGCCGAGGCTGGCGGATTGGGGATCGAAGTGGTCGGCACCGCGAACTTTGCGAAGAACAAGGTCGATGCGGCATTCATCGGGACCATCAAGAAAGTCGGTCAGATGAGGACGCAGCGCCGCGCAAGGGGCAGGCCGTCCGCAACGAGTTCACCGAGGAAGAGGGGGAGGAAATGGAATGAGCATCAATCGTGTCTTTCTCGACTGGGAGCGGCGCGCCCTGCCGACCGCAGTGGATTGGCTCATCGAGCGGTTCTCCGCAGCGGGCCAACTCGACCTTGAGAACGTCATATTGGCCCTGCCGGGCAACCGCGCCGGGCGGCGGCTGCTCGAAATCCTCGTCGAGCAGGCGGAGAGGCGGAAGCTGCCACTCTGCCCGCCGCGGATCGTCACCGTGGGCAAGTTGCCGGAGTTGCTCTACGAGGCGAAGCGGCCGTTTGCCAGCGCGCTGGTTCAGCAGTTGGCCTGGGTCGAGGCCCTCCAGGGCAGTGAGCCTGGACAGGTCCAGAAGATCGTTTCCGCGGTGCCCGCAGCGGACGACCTGTTGGCGTGGCTGCCGCTGGGCGAGATGCTCAGCCGGTTGCACCACGAACTGGCCGCCGACGGCCTGGACTTCCCCCGCGTGGCCGAGTGCGGCTCGCAAATCGACGGCTTCCGGGAGGCCGCCCGCTGGCAAGCGTTGGCCGGGGTCCAGAAGCGGTATCTGAAGACCCTGCTCGACCTGGGATTGTGGGACCAACAGAGCGCGAACCTGGAGGCGATCCGCAAGGGCGAATGCCGCGCAAAGGCTCATATCGTGCTGGTTGGCACGGCGGACCTGAACCGCTCCCAACGCATGATGCTGGACCAGGTGGCAGATCGCGTAACCGCCCTGGTGTGCGCGCCGGAGGCGTTGGCGGAACGGTTCGACGAACACGGCTGTCTTTGCCCGGCCGCCTGGTTGGCACAGGAAATTGCGTTGGCCGATGACCAGATCGAAGTGGCCGACGATCCCGCGGGCCAGGCGGAGGCGGCAGCCCGCATCATCATGGCTTTCGGCGGGCGCTACACCACCGAGCAAATTGCCGTAGGTGTTGCCGACAAGGAGATCGTGCCTTACCTTCGGCAGCGATTCGAGCAATGCGGGCTTCCAGCCCGGTACGGCGTTGACACGCCCATCGCGCGCTCAGCCCCGTACCGGCTGCTGGCTTGCGTGGCAGATTACGTCGAGACGCATGGATTTTCGGCCTTCGCGGCTTTGGTGCGGCATCCCTGGGTCAACGACCGGTTGGCGCGCAAAGGGATTGCGGGTGACTGGCTGAGCCAGATGGACCGTTACCATACCGACCACATGCCCCACGCTCTGGACGGCCAGTGGCAGGGGGATGACAAAGACTTTGCGGACCTGAAAGCGGCCTACCGCGAGGTCGAACGGCTCTGCCGCCCCCTGCGGGGCGAGTCGCGGCGGCTGGCCGATTGGAGGGAGCCGACCCTCGACATTTTGGCCACCCTGTTCGGGGGCCGGCCTTTGGACGCGGATGTCGAGCCCGACCGGACGATCCTGGCTGCTTGCTCGAAGTTTCGCAAAGTGATCGAAGAGTATCAGGCGATACCTTCAAAGCTAATGCCGTCGCTTGAGAGCGTCGAAGCCATTCGGCTGGTGCTTGAGCAGGTTGCGAGGGAAACAATTCCCCCGCCCGCCGACTGCGGCGCGATTGAACTCTTGGGTTGGCTGGAATTACCGCTGGACGACGCGCCCGCCCTGGTGGTGACGGGATTCAACGAAGGCCGCGTGCCCGAGTCGCTCAATTCGGATTTGTTCTTGCCCAACCAACTGCGGCAAAAATTGGGCATTGAGGACAACGACCGGCGCTACGCCCGTGACGCCTATGCGCTCTCGCTTCTGGCCGCATCGCGTGAAAAACTTCACGTGGTTGCCGGGCGGCGGAGCGCCGACGCCGATCCTTTGCTGCCGAGCCGGCTCTTGTTCGGCTGTGACGACGCGAGCATGGCAAGCCGGGTGATTATGTTCTTTCCGGCGGAGGACTCCGCCGCCGAGGAACCGGCCGGCCCAGCCAGGCCGTGGAAGGGGCAGGACCGTTCGCAGTTGGAGGTGCCCCGCCCGCAGCCTCCAAAGCCGAAGATTGAGTTCATGCGGGTAACGGAGTTCAAGGACTACTTGGCCTGCCCGTACCGGTATTACCTGAGACA